TGGAGTGAAACCGCAGCCGTTGTAGCGCTTGAAAGAAAATAGCCAGAGTGCTTATAGATTTTCTTGCCGTAACTGCCGTTTTTCGCCATCGTCACATAGGCGCTGGCGTTCGTTAGAAGCTGCTGGACAGGCGCTTCATAAGTGTCTGTTCGATATTTGCTGGCGCATCCCGTCATCGTGACGGCAAGCAATATCATGGCTATAAATTTCACGGTCCATCCCCCGACGCGCCCGTGCCGTGCTGGACTATTCCCCCGAACTCGCAAAGGTGTCAAGGGGCAACCCAAGACCCCATCATCGGAACAGGCCCGGATTGCGGCGGCGCGCATCGACCACGGCGCCCACAGAAATGGTCGGCACGTCCCGCCGCAATTGAACGATCGCCCGAACGATGTCCTTTTCAACTCCGCGTGCAGCACCGCGGGCGTCGATGTTGAACGTGTCGCCGCCCCTGCCCCCGCCGTCCAAATCCCTAAGCGCCGAATTGGGCAGAATTGTCCCGGCCACGTCGGGCCTGAACAACTCTGGCCCGCGCTCGCCGACAATCGAGACCTGGCCCACGGGCGGCCGGCCACCATGGGCGAAGCGCCCGGACGGGCCGCCGCCCTGGGGGCTTGGGCCGCTGCTGCCGAAGATGCTGCTGAACAGGCCGCCAAAGTCGATCCCGCTGCCGCTTGTCGTCTGGAACCCCGCCTCAAGCACCCGCTGGATCGCATTGATGGCGACCCGCGCCCAATCCTGCCACGTGTCCATGTTGCCCGACAGCGCTTGGTCGATAGCGCCCATGCCGCGTACCAAAAGGTTTTGCCCAACCAATGTCTCTGCCATGCGATCCTTGGTACGTGCCAGAATCTTGTTCGCCTGGTCGCGCTTAAGCGCGCCCTTGCCGACCAACTCGTTGAGCTTCCCTTCCAGTACGATCAGGCGTTCTTCCTCGGTCGCCACGCCGGCCAGCAACGCCTTGGCTTCTTGGAGCGCCGGATTGCTTTCCTCAAGGCGCTTCAACGCCGCCGCGGCACCGCGATCCAATAGAGCCTGATTCTGCGCCGTGAGCTGGCCGGTCTCTTCAAGGGCCGTGGCCGTCTTGCCGAGAAATTCCAGTTCCGCTTCGTAACGCTCCTGGTTGGTCTGGATCGTGGCCGCTACTGTGCTGAGTAGCGCACGTGCGGCAGTTTCTTCTCCGCGGATGCTGTCTATCAGCGCGTCCGAGGCTGTAAGCCTTTCCCGGGCAGCTTTGTCAAATGCAACCGGATCAACAGTATCGGGCGCTGGCGTCGTGCCAGGCACAGCGCCGCCATCCAACATAGATGTATTTTTTAAGCCCCGCAGCCGGGCCTCAAGAGCATCGCGGCGGTCCAGGAGTCGTTCGAGTCGCTCAAACGCGGGGCCTTCCGTCACAGGCCCAAGAGGTGTTTGTAATTCTTCGTTCAGGCTGTTGATTATCAGAGTTAGCTCGGTGATCTCCTCACCTATTCTCTGGGCCTTCGAGATGTTCAATACACCGAGCCATTTTAGGAACGCCGCGGTCGCCTTAATGATTTCCTCGGTTACTTGAATGATCTCAGGGATTGCTTCGCTAAGACGCTGTGCCAGCTCGGCTATTTTCGGCGCGGCCTCTAGAATTGCGGAGGTGAAGTTGGCGCTAATCACCTTACCCAAAATCGTCAATTGATCGACGGCATCCTCTGCGCCGCGTAGTAGTTTTTCCTCGATAACTATTCCAAGACGCCGCGCCTTGTCCTGTAATTCCTCAAACGCATCGATGCCTTTCTTTACACCAACAGTCATGTCAACGCCCGAACGTCCAAACAAAGCCTGGGCAACAGCGGCCCGTTTCGTCTGGCTCGTATAACCAGCCAGCGCCCGGAACCCGAGAGCCAATTGAGCATCGACAGAAGTCAAGGACCGAAGGTTTTTCAACAGCGCCGGGTCCAAGTCTTTCAACGCCGTCTGGGTCTCGCTCGACGACCGCGCCAACTCACCCATGTTGCGGGTGAACTTCTTCAGGCCCTTGTCGGTGCTCGCCATCGCCACGCCGGAAATCTCCAAGGCGAAACGATACTTCTGCAAGGCGTCGGTCGATATGCCGATGGCATCCGCCGTCTTGGCTATCTTGTCCGCAGTGTCGAGTGAACGCTTGGCCAGTAGCCCCAGACCGGCGATGCCCGCTACCGCGGCAAGGCCCCCACGCAGGCTAAATATGCGCTTCGCAAAAGCAGCGACCGCCCGACCGACTCGTTTGAAGCCGCGATCGATCTTGGCCAACGCGCGGTTCATGCGAGTGGCGTTGCTCGCCAGAGTGCGCTGGGCCTTGTTAATCTTGTTCGTAAAGGCTGCCGTATCGGCACCAAGGAAGATGTTCGCGCGGCCGACGACTGCCATGTTTTGATACCCTTCCTAAAGCCGCCTAAGCGTAGCCTTGCGAATGCTTTTGAACTTACCAGCCAATTCGTTCGTGAGTTTCTCAACACCCTTACCGAGCCTCTCGCCAACTTTCTGGACTGCGGCCGGTGCCGAGGTATCAAAGGTCGGCGTCATCCACGGCCGCGACGCGATGTGCCTGGTCCCGAATTCGAGGAGGGCGCCGTAAAAAGCCGACCCTTCGTTGATCACGAATTCAACAGAGCGACGGGTTTTCTTGACGCGGCGCGAACGAATTTTCTTGTGCAGCGGACCAAACTTCTTGGACATTTCCGAGGGCACACCACCACGCGGCGCCCGAGCGCGAGCCTCCTTACGGAACACATTGGCCCCGGCCCGCGTGGCATTGACCAACTCGCGCTCGGCAAGGCGGCCCGGCAAGGCCTTGAGAACCTTTTCTATTTCTTTGAAGCCCTGCACCTGTGAGCGAGTCGTGTTTGCCATTTTTGCGCCCTTGGTGTTAGGTTCGCGCCATGTCACCCACTGCTTTCGCCATAGCGGTAGCCGCTCTGATTGGCTATTTCCTGCCCGCCTTAATCGCGGCCGGACGCAAGCACCATCAGAACGGGGCCATCTTCACGTTGAATCTGCTCCTTGGGTGGACCTTTTTTGGATGGGTAGCGGCGCTCGTCTGGGCGATGACAGCCGTGCACAAACCAGACTGATAGCCAAGCCATCCTCACTTCGCCTGCGCTTTCGCTATCCCCATGAAAATGCCGCGCGTCTTTTTGCCCAGCGCCGAACCCTTGGGGCGCGTCAACATCCGCTGACGCTCGCCTTCCGCCGCCAGGAATGGCATGAAATCCTTTGCCGTAAACGGCGGGGCACCCTTACGACGGTTCACGTTGGCAATCACCGAAGCAATAATCCCAGCCCGTACGTCGGCCCGTTCCTCGCCGAACGGCTCAAGCTGGTAGAACGCCATCCATTCAAGAAACTCGCGTTCTGTAATTTCCTCGGACAGCGCGCCTACCGTCTTGCCGAGCGCCAATGCAAGACGGAACAGGAACCGGCGGCGGCCGTCCTTTAGGAGTTTCCCTCCAACGTCTCCCGGTCACTCTCGCTCAACCCATTCAACCGCATGGCCACCTCGACTAGAGGATCAATCACTCTCGCCTCAATCGAACTCAGGGCCGGTATGTCCTCAGTCGTATAGAGCGGTTTGCCATCATCGCCGATCAAGGTCATGACCAGGAGCCGCGCGCGGAAGTTATGGCGCCGTTCGTCTTCGGGCAATCCCAGACTCGTGAGATCGAAGACATCGCGGGCACCAGCCGAGATTGCGGCCACCAATAACTTCCCGCCAAGCTCCGGGACATATACCTCCTCGGTGCGCCCGCCCTTGAGCGCCAGTAGCGCATCGCGGCCCAGGATTTTCACGGCGGCGCGACGCTTGGTTCGCTTGCTCGTCATGGCTTAGCCTTACGTGATCGTGAGGGTTGTGGTGATCTTGATTCGCACCGTGAGCGGCACAACGTTATCGATCGGTCGCCGGCGAGTCGGTCAGGGTGATCTCGAAGTTTCGCACCGTGCCGGCGTCCAGGTCGGTCTTGAGCGCGGCCTGCACGGTATCGGCCTTGCCGCCATACTGAAGGTCGAAATCAATCTCGGCGCCATCCGGGATCGCAACTTTGTATTCGCGCAGCGTGCTTGCGAGATTGGTCACGTCGATCAGCGCGCGCTCGACGCCGACCTCACCGATGTTGACGACTTGACCAACGGTGACGAAGGCGACCGGGCTAAGGGCAGTGTCTTCGCGGGAGAATACGACTCCCTGGGTTTCCAAGGTTGCCATTTTGGGGCTCCATCAAGAGGGAAGGCTGGCGCTTCACAGCGCTAGCGGGTCGCCTTGCCCAAGGGCGAGGTGGGGCAAAAGAAAAACCCCGCTAGAGCGGGGCTTCTCAAACGAGTTGAGGCGCGGGCTTTAGGTGTGCGCGATAAAGAAGTCGGCGATGCGCCGGTAGACCTCGGGCACGTCCTCGAAAATGTCGTTCCAGGACTCGAACTTCACGCTCGACACCTTGGTCGTGCCCATAAGCCCAGAGAAATCGGCAACCGCAGTGCGTACCTTCCCGGCCAGATCAACCGCGCCGGTGTAGGTCGCGGCCCAGCAATGAATGCGGGCGCGTATCCGTTCGCGGTCGCTGTCGCCGGCAAGCCCGCGGTGCGGAATGTCCGAGATGATCTCGTAGGTCAGCGCCGGGTAGATCGGGCTCTGCGGCAGCTTGAGCGGATAGACGCGCGCGACCACCAGCGCCGCCAACGGGCCATCGGCCAGCAGGTGTGTGCGCAGCCCGGTCTCGATTGTCATGTCATCCCGCCGCCGGTCATCGCCTGAATTGACTTCGGTTCAAGCACCCGCCGGAGCTTGGCCACCACCTCCGGATCATCCAGCAGCGCCAGCAACGGTCCCTTGAGCGGGTTCTCGGCCAAGTCGACGATCTCGATATTGCCCTCGTGCGCGTCGACCTTTGGCCTGCCTTCCGAATCGTAAAGCCGCAGGTCGGCATCGGGCGGGTCGCTCAGGGTCCGCGGGCGAGTACGGAAAACTTCATAGCGATCACTCTCTTCATCGGCCCAGGCGATGTGGTCGATCGCCTCGCCCGTTTCGAGGTCAATAACCTCATAGCGCTCGGGTGTCGTCGGGTGGTCCTCGATGCTCGCCATATCCTCTCAGTCGCCTCCGCGTGCCTCAGTCAGACCAGTCGGCGCGAATCGTTAGCTTTTTGCCGGTCAACGTATGGACAAGTTCTCTCTGGCCCGCTGGCGTACCGATACAGCCCACGTCCACAAATTCTTGCGCCATCCTCGAAAGAATACTGCCAGCTTCCGCATTCGTCGCGCCCTCGATCTCCTTCGCAACATCATCGCTAACCTCGATCGTCTTCATCAACTTACCTTCGCCGTTGCCGTGGCCATTAGTTGACGTACTCAATGCGGAACTTTCCAACCAAGCGCTCGGTGACAACCCTATCGTTGGCATCATCGACGATCAACTTGCCGTCCGCACTCCGCTTGTACTTGAGACAAAAGCCACCCACGGCGCTCGCCTCGATCACATCATCGATTTCCTCGCCGGTCTCCACATCGAACACCTTGCACTTGGACCACTCGATAGGCGGCCCGCCGACTTTCGCATAGCCAATTTCCACCATGATCAAGGAACCCTCGCGGTCGCGGTAATAATCTGGAACTGCCGCCGCCCAAAGCGCCGGTCTTCGGCCACGTCCTGGATGTCGTAGTTGTCGCCGTCGTACACGACCCGCATGGCGCGCAGCACGTCGCCGCGGTAGCGGATGCGAAACTTCTTCACCGCCTCGGCACCAACCTGGCGTGCTTGGAATATCTCGCTGCCACCAACCGGAATCACCTCTGCCCAAACGGTTGGGTTGATCGCGATATTCTGCCAGTCCGGGACCGGCTGGCCGGCCGCATCCTGTGTGCCCACGTCCTCCTGAATCGTGATGCGCCGATCCAAACGCCCCGGCTCGGTCATTTAAATCTCCTATTGATATCCCGAGACCCGGGCCAGAAAGGACGTAAATTTTCCTCGAACAGAGCCCCGGAAAGACGTATACTCGGCACATGATTTTGACTTATCAATATCGCATCAAGGATGCCTCGACCGCTGCATACCTGGCGCGCCATTCGAGTGCCGTCAACTTCGTTTGGAACTACTGCTGCGAAATCCAGCGCGAAGCCCAGCGCCGTCATTATGGCGACAAACGCGTCCGCTGGCCGTCCGCTTTCGATCTTTGCGCTCTCACCACCGGATGCGCCGCCGAACTAGGCTTGCATAGCGACACCGTGAACGGCATCTGCCGCCAGTTCGCCAAATCGCGTGACAAGACACGTCGGTGCCCCCGTTGGCGCAGCTACCGAAAATCCCTGCCCTGGATACCGATCAACGCCGCGCGCGCCATTAAGATCGAAAATGGGCGTGTTCGCTACCTGGGCCGCTGGTATCGTTACTGGGATAGCCGCCCCATCGACGGTAAAGTCAAGACTGCCGCATTCTGCGCCGATGCGCGCAGGCGTTGGTACATCAACATCGTCGTTGAGATCGAGGAAGCCGCAGCGCGATCCGGCTCCCGGGAAGTCGGGATTGACCTTGGTCTGAAGAACTTCGCGGTTCTCAGCACTGGCAAGATGGTTGCCGCGCCACGCATCTTTCGGAAGTATGAAGCCCGGCTTGCCGTTGCTCAACGTGCCGGGAACAAAGACCGCGCGCGTGCGATCCACGCAAAGGTTGATAACGCGCGAAGAGATTTTCTGCACAAGCTTTCGACCCAGCTTGTGATCGATTTCGACCATATCGCCGTAGGCAACGTGAACGCCAAGGGCCTCGCCCAAACCCGCCTTGCCAAGTCGGTTCTGGACGCGGGCTGGTCGGCGTTCCGAGGAATGCTCCGCTATAAGGCTGTTAAGCACGGGGCGACCTTCGAGGAAGTCTGCGAACGGTTTACCACCCAGTCCTGTTCTTCGTGCGGTGCACGGAGCGGCCCTAAAGGTATCCCAGGACTTGGAATAAGGCAGTGGACCTGTTCAGAATGTGGCATTGTGCATCATCGTGATCTTAATGCCTCTCTGAACATCCTTGCCGGGGCGGAGCACCGTCCTCTCGCTGGAGAAATCCCGGCACCCCAGGGTGTGGGAAGGTGTTAAGCGACCACCTGAAAGCGCGCCTGGTTGAACAAGCCCTGGTAGGCCGGCGTGCGCGTGAGCGGCTTGGCGTCGACCGGCGCGCGGCCGTCGTAGGCATCCTGGATGGTGAACAGTAGCAGGTGGCGGATATGCTCGGGTACCGCGTTGCGCAGGCCGTAGCCGGCCACGAAAGTAACCGTCACGGCTTCGCCTTCATCGCGGGTTGACGGCCAAGTCTCGCCAAAGGCCGTCTCGATCTGGCCGGCACGTGTCGGGCTGTTGAGGTTCAGCACCTTGTACTTGCTGGCCGCCAGGGTCTGTGTGGCGCCGGCGGTGTCGATGTACTGCACGCTCGTGATGGATTGCAGCGGCGGCAACGGAATGCGGATTGCGCCGCGCGGGAACCAGTCGAACGTGAGCTCCCATGTCTGGGTTATGAGGGCGCGATTGAGCAGACCCGCCGCGCCATCCATTTGCTCCACTGCCGAACGCAGGTAGATCATGATCTGCGCTTCGTCGGCCGCCGCCGACTCCCAGCGGATGTGGTCTTTGACCTCCTCGATACTCACGGGGTGCTCGATCGGCGCTACGGTGCGTGTCAGGCTCATGTGGTGATATTCCCCGGCAGCGCCTCGAACTCGCCCGTGTCGGCCTCTGCGGCGGCGCCAGTGCCGATCCAGCGGTAATAGTGCTTGCCAACCTGAGCGATCAGCCAATCGACGTGGAAGTTGCCGGTCGAGTCCTTGACCAGCTCGGCATCGGTCGTCCAAACGTAGGTCGTCACGGTGCCATCGGGCTCGCGCATCTTGAAGGTAAGCGTGGTCGGATCGGTTGCGGCGGGTGAATTGCCGGCAATCGTGAAGGCCGCCGAGAGCCGCCGCGTGTCGCCGAGGTCGTAAGCCGGAACCGTCATCATCCGCCCTCGTCTGTGAGTGTCAGGACCGCAAGCCCGCCGTCCGTGAGCGCCGCCGCCGCAACCGCCACGTCGCCCCTGGTCACGGCCGCCACCGCCGCGTTGCCGAGCGTTAGCGTAGCGGGGGTATCGGGAGCAACAATCTCCCCAACAGCCGCCGCCGCGCCTGTGCCGCTCGCTGTGCCAGCCCCCGCCCCGGTGGCGGTGCCGATGCCGAGCGCCACCGCAATCCCCGTGGCCGTGCCGACCATGAAGGCCGACGCCGCACCGACACCCGCCGCCGCCGCCAGGCCGCTTGCGGACCCGACACCGGCTGCCGTCAAGGCCCCGCTTGCAGTGGCAGCGCCCGTTCCCGCCGCCGCGCCTATTGTATCCTTGACCCCGGTTCCAACCGCCGCGGCGCTCGATATTCCGGCAGCCACGCCGACGGCCGAAACGATTGCCACGCCGACGCCGGAAACGGCAGACGTTCCCGCCGCCGTGCCGGTCGTCTCGGCCGTTGAAGCGCCGATGCCCGCCGCAGCCCCGACTCCCGCGGCCGTCCCGGCTCCTTCGGCAGTCCCCAGAGCCTGCCCGACGCCCGTGGCGGTGCCGGCCCCGGATGCCGCACCAACCATCTCGGCGGTGCTCGCGCCAATGCCACTGGCAGCGCCCGCG